TTTTTTTCCAAAAAGTTCATTTTCTTCATTTTTTTTTCCAAAAAGTTCATTTTCATTTGAATTAATTATATAATTTGTATCATTCGAAATATCAACATCATCATTATTTAATAAATCGAATGTAACTTTTTTTTCTTTTATTTCTGGTGGTATATCATATTTTCTTTTTTCTAATGTATTTTGAATCAATGAATCTAAATTATCAATAGGTAATTCAGTTACATCATCTTGAAAATTAATTTCATTCGGTACATTCTTATTAATAAGTTGTGAAAACTCTTCCTGTCTTCTTTTTAATCGTTCTTCAAATAATTTTTCTCTATTATTAACAATCGATTCATTAGTTACTTGATTTACTTTGAAAAAATCATTATCATTACATTTATTAAGTATTTCAAGAATAAAAACTTTATTTAAATCCATCAAACTTGTGTAGTTATTTGTATTAATATTTGTTAATATATATTCAAAACTGTTTTTTGTATTAATAACATCTGTATTTATTTTATCAATGAATGTTGGTTTTTCAGATAATAAGTCCCATAACAGTTTTTTGTTATTTTCTGATTGAAATTGGTCGTCAAGTGATTGTAAATGAGGAATCATGATAAATATATATATATTATATAATATATATTTATCCTAATTTAATATTAAAATATTTATTTCGGTAATTCATTATTTCTTTATCAGAAATTCTTTTTTTAATGAAGTAACTCCATTTTTTTCCTTCAATCATTTTTATTATAAAATATAGTACATACATACCACATTCAGTATTTGATTCTTGATGAAATGTCTTTGGCCATAATTGAAAAAACTTTAAATGTATATTTTTATTTTTACATTGTTCAATTATAGTATCTTTCATTTTTTCAATTTGTGGTGGTATTTTTGTACCTACACTATCAAAATAATATATTTGTCTATTTTTTAAATGTAAAAACAATGTAACCCAATGAGAACCGCCTTCAGTATGCTTATCTAAATTAAATACAACAGCAACACAATTTTTTTTTTCTTTCAAATATTTATTAATATTGAAATTACATAAACTATTACATACACATTTTTGTTTAAATGATTCATAAGTATCTTTACTGTCATAATCAATAGGTGATGGTCCAATATAAGAAAAACATTTATATGCGTTTGAATATTGCTTTAAAACTTTATCAATATCATAATTAGTTAACCATGTATTTGGATTATTTTTCCATTCTTTTGGTTGTTGAGGTGCAAATGAATCATTTTTTATTTTATTTTTTTCATTGTAATTAATATTCATTAATTCAATCCATTGCGATTCTATTGATGTATCGTTAATAAATATTTTATTAAATGCTTTCCATATATTATAAGGTGTTTTTGACTTTATTTTTTTATCATGATTACGGTTCCATGTATTTTTCATTTTAATAAGATTATCATTTGAATAACAAGAGAAATTGTTTTTATTACCAGGACTACATTGTAATTTTCTAGTGCTATTAGTTTTTATTTTTTTTTTGTGTGTTTTATGAGGCATATATATATAATATAAAAAATATTTCACAAAAATATCAAATGTAATAATGTAAAATTAAAATAAACGTACATATTATTTAATATTAAAAAAATAAACATGACACAAGAGTATTACGAAGAACATGTACACAACGCATTCAATATACTGATATATGTGAATATATCATAGATTTCAATTATCCGAATGGATTTATGTGGGCAATAGGGGGTACAATGATAGTTAGAATAGGTAATTTATTACAAGAACAAGGTCATTCAGGTGCTTCATTTGCACTAACTTTACGTTGGATACAGAAAGAATTAAAAAATATACAATATAATCAACAAAATATTACAGGTTAATATTATGTAAATTATATTAAGTTACCTAAATGTCATATACTATTATATAATTTTGCCATTTACATTGATATAGATATTTTTTAATATAGCGAATGATATATCAAAAAATATAATGCTTAAACATAATCATTATGTTCAATACGAGTGTTGTTATGAAAAATACTCTTACCATAATTTTCTCTGTTTGGATTAAACTCATTAAATACAGGTGTATTAAATAATAATGCATGCGAATCAGCATTTTTATTTACACTATAAGACGAATTATATAAATCACTGTTACTTGATGGGACATATAAATGTGCGTTTCCTCTTTGAAGAGCGAAGAACTGATTACGTAAAGATGACTCACGGTCTACATTAGTAGCATATGTGGTCCATGGTGCTTTTCGGTCACCACCATAAAACATAGTAGATACATTGTATGGTTCATGTTCAAGATCTACGGTAGGAACATTTGATTTGTTATCATCTAAAATATGTCCCTTAGTATATCTAGTAGAAATAGAATTAATTCCATAACGTGTTTCTAAAGGATGTGATGGAATATTTCTAGCATGAATAGAATTGTTAATTGATTGTGTATATTTATCTGATGGATTAATTTTTTTATGCATTTATATACCATAACAAGAAAATAATATTAACAAATATAATTAAAGATAAAAATCTAGAAAATGTATATTCGAGAATGTGTGGTATATTTACATTTATAAATAATGCGGAATACATAACAAAAAATATAGAATATATAGAAAAACAGTTTAATAGGGGAAGTAAAAGAGGTCCTGAGAATTCAATATTGAAAAAAATAGATAAAAATATATTGTTGGGATTTCATAGATTAGCAATTAATGGATTAAACAATATATCAAATCAACCAATACAAATAGATAATATTACTTTAATATGTAATGGAGAAGTCTTTAATTATAAACAAATACACACATTATTAAATATTGCGCCAAAAACTGACTCGGATTGTGAATGTATCATTCATTTATATTTGAAATATGGGATAGAATACACATTAAGGATGTTAGATGGTGTTTATGCCTTTGTATTACTAGATAATAATAAAAAAAAGATATATATAGCGCGTGATTTGTATGGTGTAAGACCATTATACTGTTTAAAACAATATAGTAGAATATCATCACAGTCATCATATTTATATGCGTCGGAAATTAAATCTATTTCAAATATACAAAGTGCGTTCAATAAAAAATTTCAAAGTTTATTTAATTTTAATAAAAAAATATATAATATTACTTCATTTACACCTGGTACTTATTCAGAAATGATAATAAAAAACGGTGAATGGAACATAAATATAGAGAATAAACATTACATGTATATGCCATTTACTTCTACATTACAACCATATGACCCGTTACCTACCATATTATTGAATATTAGGAAGTTTTTATGTAAAGCAGTACACAAAAGAGTATATTCATGTGAAAGGAAAATAGCAGCACTATTATCTGGTGGATTAGATAGTTCATTGATTGCAGCGTTAGTAAATAGACAATTATATTATCATTCTAAAACGAAATTAGAAACATATGCAATAGGTCTTCCTGAAAGTGAAGATTTGAAATATGCAAAGATGGTGGCGGATTATATTGGTTCAAATCATCACGAAATAATTGTATCAGAAGATGATTTTTTCAATGCTATACCAGAAGTGATTTATGCAATTGAAAGTTATGATACAACTACAGTTAGAGCAAGTGTGGGTAATTATTTAATTGCTAAGTATATAAAAGAAAATAGTGAATCAAAAGTAATATTTGGAGGAGATGGAGCGGATGAGTTAATGGGAGGATATTTATATTTTCATAATGCACCATCATCTATAGAGTTTGATAACGAATGTAAACGCTTAATTAATGATATATCACATTATGATGTATTGCGTTGTGATAAAACAGTTGCTTCAAATGGGTTGGAAGCAAGATGTCCATTTTTAGATAGAGAACTAGTTCAATATTATTTATCACTTGATATGGATTTACGATGTCACAATATAGATAACAATTGTGAAAAATATTTACTAAGAAAAGCATTTGATTATGAGTTTGATATGTATGAAGGTGATAATGTTGAGAAAAAGTTATTAATTCCAAAAGAAATATTATATAGACAAAAAGAAGCATTCAGTGATGGTGTAAGTAAACACTCGAGGTCGTGGTATGAGATTATTCAAGAAAAAGTAGAAAATATAACAGATGAAGAGTTTATGAAAAAATATAAATTAAAAAATATGCCAACAAGCGACAGAAGACATAACCCACCAACAACAAAAGAACAAATATATTATAGAAACTTATTTGATATGTATTTTGAAAATTGTGAACGAGTTATACCTTATTTTTGGATGCCAAAATATTGTGATGCAAAGGACGCAAGCGCACGTTCATTAGACATTTACAATAATTAATAAGTATTTTCGTTGTTCTATATTGATCATTAATTATTATTTAAAAATATCTATTTAAATAATAATTACTAATTTAATAAAAAGAAATGAAATGTTCATATTGTAACAGTGAAGAACATAATATATTATCATGTGAGATAGATAATGATAAATATTTATGTATAATAGGTGGTAGTGAAATACCAGATTTTAAATCAATGTCGAAAAAGGTATTAAAAAAGGTAAGTGTATTAATGAGTTTGAATACGAGTGGTATGTCAAAGGATGCCATGGTACAAAATTGTATAAACACATGGAATAATATTGATATTCAAGTTAGAGGGTGTGCACCTATATGTGAAAGTATTATGGAGGATGATAATGAAGAAAATGATGAATCACAAGATGAATCAGATAGAATATATACTTCAGATATTGTAATACATGATGTCAATATAGATACAAATAGTATATATATACATGATTTATTTAAATCTCTACGTGAAGAATTTGATAAAATGAATCATATTGAAAAAAATAATATTACAAATATAGGTATTGCTGCTATATTTTGGTGTCCAATAGCATATTTTGTATACAGAGCATTATATTTGTAATTATTCATGTAAAAAATCAGTCAAAAAAGTCATTATTTTTTTAGATGTTATAGCATTTATATTATACTCTTTTTCATGATAGTCTTCGTATGGAATGTATTTTTTTATAAATTGAATAAATGATTTAACATTTTTATCTGATATTAAGTGTGATGTAGAGATATGATTTTGTAATTTGGTGATTATATCATCATATTTATAATGATATATATAAGGTTTTACAGATATATAAAATACATTATCATTTTCATACATATCATTATGTATTACATCGTCAATAAAACATACTTCTGTTCCATTAGGTAGTTTAGAACAATTAATAAGATCATTATATTTTTTTTCATGTGACGTTCTATTTTTTTCAATGATTTGTCCATTAATTTTAAATGCACATATAACTTGATCAAATATAGGCATTTCTATAGACTTGTGAATGTAATTTTTTATATTATTTACCCATGATTTATCCCCTTGATTGTTTGTAAAAATAAGTATTTTTTTTATATTTTTTTTTAACTTTTCTCTGTATAAATATTTAAGTATTGTAAAAATATGAGGTCTAAATACCTTATCAAATAGGTGTATAATATTAAAAAACTCTACTTTAGTAAGATATTTTTGGTTTACTTTTTCTATTGCGTTGATAATTACAGAAAGTTGTTGAAAATAACCCAGTGTTTCATCTAAATCAAAAACGACAACTTTATTTGACATATTTATGGACATATTATTATATTATATTATATATATATTATAATAATAATAAATGGATTTAACGATAGATGATTATAAAAACATATTAGATTTTTATAATATTCAAAAACCACGTAGCAGAAGAATATTAATACAAAAAGCAGAAGATATATTAGCAACCAAGTTATGTAAATGTATAAAGAAAGTAAAAAAGAAAAATAATGATACAGATGAAACAAGGGCAATCGGTATATGTAAATCTTCTGTGTTAAATAGAAAAAATATTTTTATATACCGTTTTTCATGTAAACCTCCTAAGTTAAAAAGAGGAAAAACACGTAACAGAAAATTATTTAAAAATAGAACCATTCGTCGTAGTAATAATTAAAAATTAGAAAAGGTTAATTACAAATCTATTAAATTAGTTAAATACAAATCTTAAATATCTAGTTCTTGAGCAGCACGAGAAGCGCTCATGTTCTCTGCTTTCTTTGCCTCCTTGGCAGCAAGTTTCTCTGCCTTCTTCGTTTGCTTGATTAGTTCTCTGGCGGCAAGACGCACTGCCTTCTTTGCCTCCTTGGCAGCAAGCTTATCTGCCTTCTTTGCCTCCTTGGCAGCAAGCTTATCTGCCTTCTTTGCTTCCTTGGCAGCTTCCTTCGCCGCAAGCTTCTCTGCCTTCTTTGCTTCCTTGGCAGTTTCCCTCGCAGCATGTTTCTCTGCCTTCTTTGCTTCCTTGGCAGCAAAGGATGCTTCCAACTTCAACTCTTTTGCTTTAAGAGTAGCAAGCTTCTTCTTTTCAGCAGCTACTTTCTTGCCAATGATGACGTTCTTTCTCTTATTGATGCTTCGTTCCTTACCAGCAAGCTTTGCTTCTTTAGCTAAGTCACCAGCAAGTTTGGAAAGAGCAGGAAGAGGACCGTGGGTATTCTTGTTGTAGGACATGTTTGTTATTGTGAGTAGTGTATTACTTTTTTGTTGTGTATGTTGAAGGTATTTTAAATACTTT